TCCATCGGAAACGGATAAAGTTGTAGTTTGTGCTCCACCTGCTATTGATTGTGCAGTATACCCACCAACCATCTGTTCGATGATTTGTAAATTGGTATTGGTAGTTGTCCCCCATGTACCAGCGTTCTCGCCGGTTGTCATTAGTTCTGTACCAAGACCCGTATAACTTGATGCCATATTCCTCCTAAGCGCTTCCTACAAATACTTCAACATCACATGAATCTGTATTAGCAAGTGCTGTAATATCGACTAAATCGTTTAATGATACTGTAATTGCAGAACCAGCTGCATGCATAGTATCTTTAACTCCACCACTATTATCACCTGGATAAATAAACGAGTGGCCAGCGTCTACCTTCATACAAAACTCTGTACTGTCTTCATCTCTAAATGTTAATGTAAGATGATTCGTTGAATCTAAATTTGTAATTCTAATATATCTAACATCATCTTCGTCAAACTGACCTGCTAGATAACTTTTTGATAAATCTGTTGCAGAAGTTGTAGCAAAACCTAACAACCCTGTTTCAGTGGTTGATATTGTAACTATTCTTTTAACAATTTCATTAACACTTGAAATATCTAACGATCTTTCGCTGTTGTAACTGTTATTGTTAAGTGTGATTTCTTCTATTACTTTAGTTGTTAGTGTTGCCATATTTTATTCCTTACGGTGTCTGAGAAGGAACGGGTATACGTGGTTCGCCATCCGTATAGTCGTCTCTTCTTCTTCTACCTAATTGTTCTCCACCGAATTTTTGAACTTCGGTTTGATACTTTTGTTCATATAATTGTAGCATATCCATTGGGCCTTTTAAATAGCTAAATGCTTCTACCAAGCAAGCATATAAAAGTCCATTGCCAAAATTTAAACTTAAAAAAGTTGTAGTATTAGCCGAGCTCAATCCCAAAGGTCTAGCATTATAATGTAATTTATACATAAAGCCTGAACTTGGAGTAGGTACAATTGTAAGTTTTCCAGAAGTTGTAGCTCCCGCTCCTGTCGCTCCACCAGACATAGCATAATATTTTGGTGTGCCAGTAGTTGTTTCAGCTGCATCATATTCTCTTAAAAAACTAATATCTTTCTTCTCTAGCCAGCTATTAGCTCCCGTTGCTGCTGTTGTTGATGTATAAACCTGTATTCCTCTGACAAATAAAGTTCCAGCTGGAGCATTTACATTGTCTTTTGAAGCAACCAAATTGCCAATCACTTCTTTTCGATCTGCATCAATGGGAACTTCTCTTTGTATTCTAAGTTCTGAATTATCTATGAATTGATCTGTAATTGTACTTGAAAGTACACCTGTTCCAACTTCAGTATAGTTCTGAATTGCTGTTGTAAGTGTTGAATATGTAAATCCTGCCATTATGCTGATAAAGTCGCTGGTCCTACCGAAACCGGAAACCCTCCTCCTTGTACTGATCCTGCTGTAGCAGTGCTAGTATCTACAGTAAAATAAAACCAATCGTCTGTAAAATCTGTATCTCTAGAACCACTAACATACTTTCCAGTAGTAATAGCATACCCTGCCGCTTTTGCAATATTTGAACCTGCTATGCCATCAAAGGATGCTGGATCTGCATAATCTCCTGCAGTAGTTGGAGCTCCTCGAAATCTATAAGTACTTCCATTAGTTAATCCATGATTTGGAGTATTAACATTAATTACGCTTGATGAAGCAGCGTACGTGGTAAACGGATCATGTATTAATAATTGAGCTACATCATTTTCTGTTCTATCTGTTCTTACATTTTCCAACGCTTGAGGATCAGCTCCATGTGGTCTTGGATCTAATTGTGGTTGTTTAGCTTCATATTCAGATTTGTGAACGAACATTCCATTCCATTCTTTGAGCATTTCATTGTATGGAAATTCCATACCTGATCGGTCTGATATTGCTTTTGCGTATTTTCCTCTTGCGTATGCCATTATATATTTGGATAATAATTTTTCGGGGTTATATAAGTGCTAGCATCAGACCCGTCTTCTGATAAAGCACGTGCCAATTCATCTTCGTATAATAGTTTTAATTCCTGTGTTCTTTGTGGTGCATATTTTTGTGATAAATAAAAAGATAATCCAGAGGCCATACAAGGAACAAATCTATAAGGTACATCTGTTGCATCGGTATAAGTTGCATCTGCGTCTTGAATTCTTTTAACATAATAAATATGCAGGTCTTTAGATGCAGCTGTAGAATCTGCTGTTGGATAAACGGTTAAAGTTGTTTTATCAACTAATCGTTGAACAAAATATTGAGAAGGAGTTCCTTTAGATAATTTATTTGCTAATGCAGAATATGCTGATCTAGCTATTTTTGTAAGAGTAGAATCTGCTTGTGTTGTTTCAGTTCGATTTGTTCTGTATGTTGCTTCTAAAATATCTGCTATTCCATAAGTAGAAGATCCACTTGTTCCACCGACTGTGACTGAAGAAGTTCCATCACCTGATGCTCTATAAAAAGTATATTCAGCCTGACCTTCAATAAGATCAATATTGGTATCTCCTACTTCCCAGTAGTGCAAACCTCTATTGCCCCATTCTTGAAACATTACATTTAAAGAACGTCTTGCTGTTGATAAATGAAATCCTGAAACAGCTTGCATACCAATCCGCTCGTATGCCTCTCCTATAATTTCATCAACGGCGAAGGTCTTGTCGAAAGTGACTGTACCAGAAGTAGTATTTGCCATGGGCTACCTCCTAGTATGACTTACTTAACTCTAGAATAATCGTATACGCATCGTTAGATGTGTGATGTAAAGTTGTTAAATCAATATCACCGGTAATACCACCACCAGCATTATTTTTAATTCCACCAAATGATCTAAAATCAAAATGCCCCATAGTAGGTTCTAAAGCTACTCCGGCACCTAAAATTAATCCCTTAACATTAGATGAAGCATCCCATTCTAAATCAACTCTCATGCCTGAGATTGCATACCACACTTGTGTAATATGAACTCTTGTACATGTAGAGCCATCTCTTGATGAAGTTGCCAAAGCTGAAACATCAACTTTTTTTACTGATGATTCACCAGAACCATCTGATATGTTTGTAAACTTCATTACAGCGGTTCTATCACCATCTGATAAAGTTTGACTTGTTACTGCGTCTGCCATTTTTTCCTCCTGTTAGAGAGAGGGAGCCGAAGCTCCCGCTCTAATTAAAGTTTATTTATTACTCAAAAACGTGTCTACTTATTGCTGTGTAGTGTACGTTTATTGCTTCAGCTGCACCGTCACCAGCTTCAATACCAATGTATGGAATTAAATCCACATCATTAGTTAAAGCACCTGATAAAGTTACTTGTTTTCCAGGTTCAACTGCTGTTACCGCAGTACCGCCTGTAGAACCTGATGTACCAGTAATGTTATACTGAACACCATTTACATAGATAGTTGCTTTTCTATCACTATCAATTTTAATTTTTAAGTGATAAAGCGTATCTGCTGCCACTGCAATCGGAAGTTTACTGATGTAATCAGTACCACCAATACTATGCACTAAGTGCCAGTTAGCAAAAGTAGTAAATGATTCAGAGTTAGTACCATCTGACTGAAACTTGAAAAAGATTTGGTCGTCATCAGTTGCAACTAATTGATCATTAGTTAACTTTAAACCAGCCCAAACTTTTTGGTTATCAAGTGCAGGTAAAGAAATTGAACATTCCCATTCAACCTGATTCTCAGTACCCCATAGAACTTTAGACCAAGCTGATTGGTTAGTATCTAAATGTGGTAAAAGAATTGACTGATCCTCATCTGCACCAGCAGTTGTCATTAAGATTCCTGCTTGAGTTCCTGGAAAAGTCGTTAAAGCAGTCGTCATGTTAGTACCTAATGTTTCAAAGTTTTTGTTCGCTGCTTGTGTTACTGCCAACGCTGTTGCATCATCCGCGTTAGCGTCGATGATATTTATCGCATTAAGGCCTGGTCTTTGATAGAAAGGCTCATAAAGATAATATCTTCTTGCATCATGTAATCCAAAACTTTGAGTTCTGTCGTGAACTACACCTGTAGATGCTGTTTTACTGATTAGCTGTACGTTGTTCTCTGAACGAACCGGACCGCTAAATGTTGTATTTGCCATAATTATTCTCCTAGTTTGTTGCGAACGTAGTCTCTAGGCCGTCGACTATATTCGTCTACGTTCTAATTAATTTATATAGTGATAGAATTATATGTTATTTTTTAATTGAGTGCAAGAGATCCCGTAAAGAAATTACGATTTCAGCGATGTGGCGTTTATTTAAGTTGCCACAGAAACTTCGGGGGCAGCATTAACGATTGCATTTTCTCTATCTGCAATCTTCGATTCCTCGGCTTTAATCTCAGTAATAGTGCTTCTAATTGCATTATCAATCTGGACCATATTAAGAGTATATTTACCACTTTGCTCATACTCCAACTGCCACTTCAACTCCAAGGACCGTTTTTGTTTGTACAGGTCTTGTATCATGTATAACCTCCTCATAGGTTATTCTTCTAGGAGTGCTTCTAAACATTCCCGTTGATTCCCACTTTATACTCTTTTCTCCTAATTTGTCAAGGATAGATTGTTCAATAGATTCACGATTATCCTCCGCTAAAACTTCAAATTTAGCGTGATAATCATAAGCCCATATTTGTACTAGGAATTTCTTCATTTTCTTACCTTATTTTTGAAATGAGGCGGTTTTAAGGCCGCCTCATTAATTAGTTATTACGCACCTTCTACACCGAAGATACCTCTATAGTCGGATACTCCAAATGAGTATCTTTCTCTAGCTTTGTATCTAACGTTGCCAGTATCGAAATCACCTTCCATAGCA